GCGACTTGTATAACGGCTTGTCCCGCCGCAATCGGGAATTTTTCGCAAGCCATCTGCGTAAGGATAAAGTAATGCTCTATCTCCCCTTGTTCATCTTATCCGAATCCGTGGAGCGTGTGGCGGCGTTACTGCTCTACCCGCTGGCCTATGCTTTACGGCGGCGGGTAAGGACGGCGGAAGTGCTTTGGCCCACCTTTCTCTACAAGCCCCGGTTCTTCCCGTTGTGGCTACTGCTGGACGATAGCATAGAGATGGAAACCGGCAAGGAATACGCCGGGCATTTTGTCTTTTGTCCGGCATGGGTATGGAACACCGGCTCGGACTTCCTGCGCTCCTATTGGTGGTCTGCTGTCCGTAACGCCTGCGTAAATTGGAACAACTACTCGGCGTGGAAATTGGGGGCGTTCATTGAGGTCGTAAAGAGTTGCGGCGAGGTTTCATTCCAGACGCTCCGCAACTACAAGCGGGGCTACCGCTTTGAATACCGCCGCTTTACCGGAGGGGTGCGGCCTTACTGCGAGTTCTATATCTTCGGGCGGTGGAACCAGCTCGGCTGGCTTAACGGGAGTGCGGCCCGCTTTGAGATAGACATTATGAAGGACAAGCGGTGAAAGTCTTTTACGAGTGGGGCCGGCGGGTGCTGCGCCGCATCGAGCTGTTCACCCAGGAGGACCTGGCGAAGAAGCCGGAGATCCCGCTGGACACACAGTCCAAGCCGGACATCCCGGAATCCGGTGGATGGGTAAAGAAACTGCACGATAAGCACCTGACAGAAGAAGAAAGGAGGAGGAGAAAACATCATGGGCGAAATTGACTTCCGGGGAATGAGCGACCACGACCTGCTGATCACGATAGCCGAGAAGATAAACCATCTCTCGCAGAGCAAGGACCGAACGGACAAGGTGCTTTACAACGGCGGCTTCGGCATCGTGTTCCAGGTTAAGGCGCTGTGGCTGCTGGCCGGCGGAGGCTGGGGAATCGTCCTGACGTTGCTGGCAACGGGGAAACTCCATTTATGAGGACCGCATCCGAAATCAGGTCCGCCTGCGCTGCGGTACTCGGCAACGCCAGCTTCAACCCGAAGCCGGACGGCACCACCTGGTGCAACTTCGCCGTCCACCACATCCTCGATCGCTTCGGCTACGGATATCTGGTCTGGGACGAGAAGCGCGAACGGCCCATGCTGGCGAACTACATGGCCGACAAGTTAGAAAGCACCTGCCGGGAGCTCACCTTTAACGAGGCCTTCCAGAAGGCCAACAGCGGCGCCCTGGTGGTAGCCGCCCTCAAGATGCCGGGGCACGGCCACGTGGCCATCCTATACCCCTTCCCGAGCCGCTATACCAGCGGCAAGTGGAGCCGGGCCGATATACCCTGCGTGGCCAACGTGGGCAAGGACAACGGCGTAATGCCGCTCAACTGGGCTTTTGGCGCCAAGCCGCGGCTGTGGCTGGTAGCCGATGCGGACGAAAACAAGGAGGCAGCATGAAAGCAATAGTAATAGCGGCGGCGGTGTTTCTGGCGGCGGGTACGGCAAAGGCGGAGACTTCGCTGTTCAACTTCGGCGAGTTCTTCAAAGCGGCGCGGGTGGGCTACTCCATCAACCAGCACGGTGAGCGGTCGGAGATCTACTACACGGCCCTGCAGACGTTCCACAGCAAGGCCGGTGTGGAGTTCGTGACGCTCAACATCGGCTACGAAGGGGCGGCCAAGCGGCCGGCGGTGTCTACCGGCATCCGGCTCGACAACCTCATCCCGATGGTGTGGGGCAGCGACTGGGGCAAGGCGCACGTCACCACGGCCCAGATGCCGACGTTCGAGTTCGGGCCGTACATCTCGGCCTGGCCGAAGGACCCCAAGAGCATGTGGCACCTGGACGTCTGGTACGGCTTAAGCCTAGCCATCGGATTCGGTAAATAGGGAGACCATTATGGATATCGGAGCAATGTTGCTGAAAGGCGTGGCGGGCATGACTGGCGGCGGCGTGGTAGGCGCCGTCGCCGCGCTGGCGACCGGCTACATGGACCTCAAGAAGCGGCAGATAGACAACAAGCATTCGCTGGACATGCTGGCCGCGCAGAAGGAGATGGTGCTGGCGCAGGGCCAGAACGCCGTTGCGCTGGAGCGGTCCAAGGCGGGCGCGGCCTCCTACGAGAACGACCGGGCCGCCTATGGCGACCGGCTTCTCGGCCGGATAGCGGACTTCTTCCGGGCCATCCAGCGGCCGGGGATCACCGACTGGCTGCTGATGCTGTCCACCGGGATAATCTGCTACGCCCTCTGGAAGATGCCACTGCCGCCCGAAGTGTGGGCTGACATAGCCCGGGTGGGCGTGTACACATGCCTCGACCTTACCGCCTTCTGCATAAGCTGGTGGTTCGGTTCCCGGCAGATCGAGAAGATAGGGAGGAAATAATGGAACCGCAAACGATACAGTTCTCGATAGCGAAAAACGTCAAGAAGGGCGTGGTCCACGTGGCGACCTACGCCGTGAGCCTTGGCACCGCCTGGCTGGCCGCCAAGGGCTTCACGCTGACCCCGGAGCAGCAGAACGTGCTGGTGCTGGGGCTCACAGGGGCCATAGGCACCGGGCTGACGATGCTCCGCAACTGGGTAAAGGTGAAATGGCCGCAGAACTTCGGATGGCTGTAAATACCCCCGGGCCCGCCCTGCTACCTGCCGCCACCGCCAAGCGGGGCGGCCCACCACTTTATACGACCGACTGCGCGGCCTGCAGGAGAGCCTGGCGGTAACGAAATACCACGTTGAGCGCCGTATCCTGCAGGCCCCACCCCGCCGTAAAAAATAGGACTTGACTGTTTCCGCATCCAATGCTAGACTATTGGTGTCGAGGATTGGAGCGCGGATTTTTTACATATAGGTTTGAGCCCCCGGTGTCCGCGCCTCCCCTCGACAAGGAAGCAAGACCGGGGGCTCCTATTTTTAGGCGGTAGATAAAGGAGAACAGTATGAAAAACGCAGGACGCTACCTTAAAGAGTTCGCCGGGGCGCTGGGCGGCGCGGAGCAGACGGGCGACAACGGTCGCAAGTGGAAACTCGCCAAGCTGCCGAAGTTCCTCGAGTCGAGCGACTGGGAGGACGTCTCGTGGCATAACAACGAGTGCCCCTCCTTCCGCAACGAGAAGCTCGGCATCGACCTTTGGATAAACTTCCTTAACAGGGAGGACGGCTACAAGAACTATGCCGTCGACAACATCGACAAGGAGGGCGAGTATAAGAACACGCCGCTCTGCACGAACCACATCAGCGACGTGAACGCCTATATCGCCAAGCGGGAAAGGGCTCACGCGAAGAAGCTGAAAGCCTTTCACGACAAGGCCATCAAGGTGGCGAAGGCGTTCTCAAAGAAACTGCGGGGCTATCTTTCCTACGATCAGATGAAGGATGTCGTCTCGCTCAACAACGCCGACAAGGACAAGAGCGTCTGCCACTCGCACGACTTCTGCGACGCCAACATGTTCATGGCCGACGGGTTCAAGGCCGTGACCGGCCGCCTTCCCGAGCTCAACGTGGAGGCCGACTGCGACCTGTTCAACGCCGCTTGGACGATAGCCAAGAACAACGGCTTCTACAAATCAAAAAGCAAGAGGCCCTACTAAAATGAAAACGTTTACCGAACAAGTTCGAATCCAAGGCCCCTACACGAAAGAGCCTGTGCCCAGCGAGGCGCACTGCCTGATATACGGCAAAGGCCGGAAGGGGCAAAGGCGGCAGCTCGTCGCGCAGGTGTGGAGCGGCGACGCCCGCTCCATGATGGTCGCCCAGCACACCGCCGACTTCATCGTGAAAGCCTGCAACGCCCACGACGACCTCGTAGAGGCCGTGAAGGAATTGCTCGGGCACTGCGAACGCTACCTTGGCCCGATGATGGTCGGCGGGTCAATGACAAAGGCCCGGGCGGCTATAGAGAAAGCAAAGGGGGGATTATGAAGAGAGTATCCTTAAAGAAAAAACTAGAGCACATCGACGAATGCGTAGCCAGTGATCCGTTCGCTATCTACCGAATGCAATCGCAACTGCGCGGACGATTTGGCCTGTCCGAGGATGAAGCCAACGATGTCATCTTTGAATGGAAGAGGGGGAAAGGCGGTATTGTCCTTGAGATGCTGGAAACACTAAAGGCGGTCCGGACCTACCTCGAGGTCCGGGGGATAAGAACCCGGGGCACCGTCGGCCGAACAATCATACTTCCGCAAATAGATGCGGCGATACAAAAAGCCAGCAGACAAATCAGGGGGCAATAATATGGACGAATTACAAAAGAAAGTAGAGGAGGCCATGAACGCTCCAGAGCCGGATAACTCCGAAGTACTCCAGCATTCACCGGGGCCTTGGCGGGATACCGAGTACGACCCTGCGGCGGAGTACGTTATCGTCGACGCCAACGGAGAGGGCGTGATAAGCGACGAGAACCACGGCTACATGGAAGCCTTCGTCTACGGCAACAAGAAGGCGAACAAGGCCCTCGTCCTTGCGGCGCCGGACCTGCTGGCCGCGCTGGAGAAGGCTTCGCTGGGCCTGATGGCCGCCACGTCGGCCGCAAACCGCGAAGGCAACGATACCGCCGTTGAGGTATATCGAAAAATAGGCGACATAGCCCGGGCCGCTATCGCCAAGGCGAGGGGGAGATAATGCAAGCACACAACTATAAACCTGTGACCCGCCGCTGTGTCTACTGCCGGCCGCGCTGGACGTGGGGAGTACGCCGCTGGTCCCTGCTCGGCCGCCTGTACGATATCGTCTGGCCGCCGCACGTGATGGGGCACGACTACGGCCCGCCTTACACGGACGGCATGTGCCCCACGGCTATCAAAGAGATGGAGGAACACGACCGGACCAAACGCCAGCCGGCGCGGGATATCCAGCCGGTGGATCTGCTCATCGCTGTCATGCTGGCGGCCGTGCTGACGCAGTACGCCTATATATGCAAGCAGGACGAACGCCTGCAACATCTCCGGGAGATAGCAGCCGCCATGCCGCTGGACTCCCGGGCGGAGAACGGGAAGAAACCTTGCGAGGACTGCATTACATGTTTTCGCAAGAACGACACAAAAAACCCGGACTGCGCTCATTGCATTGGGTGCACAATGTGGGAGAGGCCATGAACTATAAAAACCTCAAACGCCGCCCCGCGCAGGACCGCGACAAGCGCCTCCACCGGATACTCTCAATACTGGCTATCCTGCAGGGTGTCCGGGTGTCCGGGTGTCCGGGTGTCCGGGTGTCCGGGTGTCCGGGTGTCCGGGTGTCCGCCCTGGCCGACGAGTTCAACGTCTCGCCGCGGCAGATACTGCGCGACCTCAATTCCTTGAGCGTGGCCGGCTTCCCGCTCGAATCGGTGCGGGGCTACCGGGATAATATCTGGAAGCTGATAAACACTTGACAGGTACGGAACTAAATACTAGACTCTGACTATGGACCGAGAACCCATAAAATCTACCGTGCGCCTCCCTCGCGACATCACTTCTCGGTCCTGTCGTCGGGGGAGGCCCCTTTTTATGATCATAAAACAAAACGCCGTGGCGATACTCGCCGCCGTCTACCTCGTCGGACAACTTGTCCGCTGGGGCATGAACGGGTTTAGGATAGTAGGACTATGAACTTCAACACCTTTCTCGCAGAGCGCATCTGGGGCGGCAGAGATTCGTCCCTCGATACCGACGACTGCGCCGAGAGCCGCGCACAGCGGTTCGCACCGTTCAATCCGGAGGAGCTCCCCCCTAACCCAACCCCCAGCTCCTCCGGCCCAATTTGGGCCGCAGCCAGACTCGCCGAGTGGCTGGCCCTTCGGATTAGCACTTCAACAAAGGAGGCAGTATGCGCCCCGGCTACAGTAAACGGGGCTATTGTAATGAACGGAGGGGCACCGCTGGCAAACACATTGCGGGATAAGCCCCTCCCGATTTAAAACTTATGGACAAAAACACGATACTGATATTCGATACCGAAACCACCGGGCTCCCCAAGAACTGGAAAGCCCCCCTGACGGACCTTGAGAACTGGCCGCGCTTGGTACAGTTCGCGTCCCAGACCTACGACCGCACCGGCCGCCTGCTCCGGCAGTACACGGCCATCGTGAAGCCCGACGGCTTCGAGGTACCGGCCAAAGCCTCGGAGATACACGGCATCACCCACGAGCGGGCCCTGGCCGAAGGATGCCGCCTGCAGGACGTGCTGCAGGTGTTCCACGAGGACGTGACATGCGCCGATATCCTAGTCGGCCACAATATCGAATACGACAAGAACATTATGGGCTCCGAGCTTATCCGGGCCAAGTTCCCGGCCATAAACCCGCCCCGCCGCAAGATCTGCACCATGAAGGAATCGGTTCAGCTCTGCGCCCTGCCCCGGTACAAATGGCCGAAGCTGATAGAGCTGCACCAGAAGCTGTTCGCCTGCGACTTCGAGGGGGCTCACAACGCCATGCACGACGTAGCCGCTACCGCCAAGTGCTTCTGGAAGCTGGTGCAGAGAGGCATCATCAAGATTTAGTTATGTTAAATCGGTACAAGGAGAAACAAACATGGCAGAAGAAAAAGTAGTCAGCGTGTTGCCGACCAAAGCGCACGTGCCCATTGTGGGGATGCCTCCCTACTTCAAGATGATAATCGAGGGCCCGAGCAAGGTAGGCAAGACCACGTTCGCGGCGTCCTTCCCGGACGCTGTGATGATAGAGTGCGAACCCGGCGGCGCTAACCACGTCGCCTGCTCCGGCATGCTGGACGTAAGCAAGGGCAAGAATCCGCTCGAAGGGATACGGCGGGCGATCGAGGAACTCAAAAGCGACACCCGCTTCAAGACGGTAATCCTCGACACCATCGACGCGGCGGCGGACCTTGTGAGCAAGGACGTCTGCAAGAAGCTCGGCATCGAGACGATAGCCGACTCGCCCAAGAAGGAACGCCACGGCGTACAGTGGGAGAAGTACGCCAACGAGGTCACCGGCCTGGTAGGCGCCCTGATAGCCCTCCCCAAGAACGTGATAGTCCTCGGCCACACGAAGCCGGCGACCTACGAGGGCGAAGGCGACAAGCGCGTGATGCGGAACCCCGAGGGGCTCGACATCTACGGCAAGGCGGCGCGTATCCTCTACGCCCGGGTGGACAACATCGGCCACCTCAAGGTGATAAACGAAGGCGGGCAGCTCAAGCGCGTCCTGTCCTTCCGCGGCGGCCTGGACTGCACCCGCGGCAGCCGCCACCCGATGCTCTCCGACAAGGAGATCATACTCCCCGCCATCGGCGGGTATTCGGTATTCGAGCGGGTATTCACCCCGGAGGCGAAATGATGAAATGGAACTTCGACGACTCGGACGGCAGGAAGTTTAAGAAAGGCGTGAGGTACAACCTCGTCGTATCCCACGCCGAGGAAGGCGAGTCCGCCAACAAGGGAACGCCCTTCCTCAAGATACACCTCGAGACGGAGGCGCTGGAGAAAGCCTATGACAAAACGCTGTGGAACACCGAGAAGGCCGCTTACCGGGCGAAGGAGTGGGCACGTGCCCTTGGATTTGTCGACCAGGGCGACGTTGACATGGACGCCGACAGCCTCAAGGGCATCCGCATCACGGCCGAGTGCTCGTACTACAAAGGCGACGACGACCGGGAATACATCGAGTGGATCAACCCGCTCCCGGTCAAGATAGGCGACCCGGCCCCGGCCGCGCAGGCTCCCGCCGCCGCCCCGGCCCCTGCTCCCGCGCAGGCCGCCCAGCCGCCGGCTAACAATACCCCGGTCGAGGAGGTGCCCTTCTAATGAAGATGTCCTTCCCCAAGCCCTACGGCAAGCCCCTCTACGAGGTGGAGTTCCGGTCCAACGGCTACCGCATCGACGGCAAGCGTGTAAAGCGCACGACGACGGTGCTGGAGCGGTTCCCGGACACGAAGGAAGGACTCATCAAGTGGTCCAAGGAGCGCGTCGCCTTAACGGCGGCGCGACTCCTCAAGGACCGGGTAAAGGTCCATCCTCAAACCGGGGCGAAGTTCTGCTACTTCCCGGCCGACGAGATAGACCTCCTCGTCGACATGGCGCACAGGGAACCCGACGACATCAAGGACGAGACGGCCGAGGTAGGAAACGCCGTTCACGCCTTCTGCGAGGAATGGCTGAAAGGCGGGTGCACCGAAGAGAAGCGCATCGAGATAAACAAGAACTACTACCTCCCCGCGCAGCCCGAGATGCTGGAAATACTGCAGGCACAGAGCGATACGACCCACATGACGGACTCGGAGCGGAACCTGTTCTACGATAAAATGAAATCGTATATGTTCAACAGGTTCTGCAAAGAGTGGAATAAATCCGGGCTGACCTACGTCGGCTCGGAGATAGTCGTGGGAAGCCGCAAGTGGGGCGTGGGCGGCCGCATCGACATCCTGGCAAAAGACAAGAAGCGCCGGCTGGTCCTGCCGGATATAAAAACGACCAAGCACATAGCGCCCAAGATGTTCGCGCAGCTGGCGGCCTACAAGCTGCAGTTCGAGGAGATGTACGGCGAGAAGATACACCGCACGATGATCATACAGCTCCCCCGGGAGTGGACCGAGCGGAATCAGGGGTTCGGGACGTATTCCCGGCCTCTCACGAAGTACAGAGGGATGTTCCTCTCACTGCTTCGCAACTGGAAAGAAACCGACTTCGCGGCAGCCGACTGCCGAAAGGACTATATAGCATGACGACCAAGACCAAAAATAAACCGATAGTGTTGTTCGACCCCGGCAGCATAGAGCTCGAGATAACCGGGTCCATCAAGAAGAACACCCTGCCCGCCGTGCGCGAGGCATGGACCAACTGGCTGGCCCGCCTGGACGCCAACACGCTCGACACCGACCAGGACTTCGCGGATGCCGCGAAGTTCGTGACCGACTGCAAGCGCGTGGAGGAACGCCTGGACGGCATACGCGAGGACGCGCTCAAGGGCAAGGTGTTCGAGGCCATCAAGGAGATCGAGGCGATGAAGGAAACGACGCGCCAGAAGCGCCTCGAGTTCGACCGCGCCGTGACCACCCGCAAAGACCGCATCAAGACCGAGGCCGTAACCGGCGCGGTGGCGAAGGTCAACGCCCACATCAACACGCTCAAGTACCGCTGGACGGCGATGGACAACGTGGACGTGGACGGCCGTATCCGCACCGCCATCAAGGGCAAGTCGGCCATCCTCAAGATGAACGAGGCGCTCGAGGCGGAGGTGCAGAATCTCATCACCGAGGCCACGGCCTACTCCTACAAGTTCGAGGAGAACCGCAGGAAGGTAGGAGAACTCTACACCGCGGCCGGCGAGACCGCCACGGACTCCGAGCTCGACATGATGGTCCGGACCTACGGCGACGGATCGGCCGAGCGCGCGAAGTTCATCCTCGACCAGAAGAAGATGGCCCGCGACCAGGCCGAACTGGACCGCAAGAAGAAGGAGCTGGAGAAGCCTGCCGGGCTCGGTGAAGCCCTGCCCTGCGCGGCCAACCTGCCCCCGACTCCGGCCCCGGCCGGGCCCGCGGCGAAGATCGTGCGCTTCGGCGCCGACTTCAAGACGGACAACATCGAGGCCACCACCCGCCTGATAGAGAGCATAGGCGGCAGCGACGTGAAGTTTATCATAAAGTAGAATCCCAAGGAGGGAAAATGAACAAGACCAAGTCAAAGAAAGGCAAAGCGAAGAAGGCGGCCGGCGCCGCCAAGGGCAAGAAGGACGACGGCCTTCTCCTGCCCCCGCCGGACGGCACGTTCAAGCAGGACAAGGTGGACGGCTCCGGCACCCTGCGCGAGACGACCGAGCCGGAGATACAGGAGGCGGCGGACTACTGGTTCGGCAAGAAGATTGAGGAAGCCAGGGCCAAGGACGCTTCCAAGAAGGCGGCCGAGAAGGTCCTCGCCCTCATGGAGAGCGCGGGCAAGTCCTCGGTAGTGGTGTTCAACTCCGAAGAGCAGCGCAAGGTGCGCGTCAACATCCTGCAGGGCGCCGATAAGCTGCGGGTCGAGAAGAACATCAGCATCAACGAGTAAGGACAAGGACCAATGATAAAACTACTGGCGGCGGATATCGGGTTTGCATCGACGGGCATGGCGATTATGGAGCACAGCCCGGAGACGGGATGGCGGTACTTCTCTTCAAAGTGCCTCCACACCGAGCAGGAACACACGTCGAGGCATCGCAACGAAAAGACCGGCAAGACGGTCAAGCGCCACCTCGACAGCGTTTCTAACGACGATATCCGCCGCACAGAGTTTTTAGCGGTAGGCATCATGAACTACTACATCGAGAACCAGTGCAAAGGGATGGCCTGCGAGATACCCAACGGCGGCGCACAGAGCGCCTCGGCGATAAAGTGCATGGCCGCGGCCACGGCCATGATATCGGTGGTCCGGACCGTACTGCGCTGCCCTGCCATCTGGATCACGCCTGACCAGAGCCGCACCGCGGCCGGCTGGAACAAGCAGGACCACATCATACCCAAGGGCCTGCCGGATAACGAACGCCGCAAGTTGAAGGCCCAGCGGCAGGAGGAACTCAAGGATACCGTGATGGCGAACATGGGCTTCAAGTATCCCGCCATAGTCGACCTGCACAAATGCGACATGGAGCATATCGCCGACGCCCTGGCCACCTTCGAGGCGGCGCGCGGCCGGGACGTGGTCAAGCAGCTGGAGATGCAGTGAAGGAGGAAGCCGGCCGGCGTAAGGCGTTCATCAAGCGGGCGCATGAGCTGATAGCAGCCTGCCCCGGCTACGCCAGACCGCTGCCGGCTCCCACCAACGAGACGGACAAGTTCATGCAGGAGAAGCTGGAGTTTTCGCAGGCCATGCTCGGCGCCGTATGGGCGGACTGCCGGGCCGGCACCGGGACGGCGGAGCAGTTCGAAGCCGCGCTGACCCGGTGGTGGGTGGACCGGCTTCACGCGATAGAGATAATGACCATCAAGGTCCAGAAAATTAAGAAGGAGAAAAAATGAAAACTAAAACCAAGAAAGCGCCGGAGGTAGTCGCCGGCGAGGGCTACAAGCAGCTGTTCGCGGGCGAGGTCAACCTCGCCAACATCCAAGTCCAGAGCAATTTCCGCAAGACGTTCAACGAGAAGCTGCTCAAGGAACTGTCCAACAATATCGCCAAGGTGGGCGTCCTGCAGCCGGTGATCCTGCGCCAGGTCGGCGAAGGCTTTCCCAAGCCGGCCGTGGACGGGGACTTCATCCTGGTGGCCGGTGAGCGCCGCCTGCGCGCGGCCTCTCTGGCCGGGCTGACCAGGATACCGGCCCGCGTCCTCGACCTTAACGAGGAGCAGGCCGCGGAAGTACAGGCCCTCGAGAATCTCCACCGCAAGGACCTCAGCCCCATCGAGGAGGCCAGGGCGTTCAAGGTGTTGCTGGACCAGAAGGGGCATAGCGTAGAACAGGCCCAGGAGCTCGCGGACCGCGTCGGCAAGAACGTCAGCTACATATACCGCTCGGTCCGGCTGCTCGAGTTGCCGAAGGACGTGCTCGAGAAGATAGAAACCGGGGAGTGGACTCCGGCGCACGGCCACCAGCTGCTGCGTGTCCCCAAGGACAAGGTGCAGACCGTGCTCAAGGAGGCCAGGAACTGGGACGGTAACGTCATCACCGCCAACGACATCAGGAAGACCATAGAGAACCAGCTCGGCCGAGATCTCCATAGCTTCAAGTTCCCGAAGGACATCCAGTACGCCGCCCGCGAAGCCTGCACCACCTGCGCCTGCAACTCCGGCAACCAGGGCGCTCTGTTCGACGGCGCCAAGGAGGGCAAGTGCACCTTCCGGGAATGCCTGGACGCGAAGCAGGCGCAGTTCGTCCAGGACAAGGCCGCGGAGCTGGCCAAGGAATACGGTGACAAGTTCCTGGGCCTGGCCGACGGCTATCTCGGTCACGGCACCAAGGTCAAGAACGGCATGGTGACGCTCTGCAAGCTCGGAGAGCGTGACCCTTATCCGCCGGTCACCAAGGAGCAGAGAAAGGACGCCTACTACATCCTAGAGAAAGACCTGGACATCTGGCTGTGCGGCGAGAAGCCGAAGGGCCGCAGCGACTCCTCCGGGGAGACTAGGAACACCACTACTCCCAAACAGAAGTTCATCAGGATGGAGACCTATAAGGCCCTCTTCATGGCCGCACGCGCTGCCTGCGCGAAGGGCCTCACCAAAGAGCAGCTCGCCTTCGTCGCGGAACAGCTGGAGCCCGGGCATTATAACACGCACTTACCCGAGCAGATCATAGAAGCCCCCATGAAATCCAACAGCTGGATGGGAAAGCGTCCCATCTACGGTAAGATGACAGCCGACCAGCTCCGCGACATGGTGCTACTCTTCGCCCTGGATAAGCGCAGCGCCACCTCCCAGGACCCCGACGCCAAAGCCTTCACCGCGGTAGGCGTGGACGTCAAGAAGGTGAAGGAGATCGCCAAGAAGACGGCTGAGGCCGCCTGGGAAGCCAAGAAGGCCGCGAAGAAGGCGAAGCCGGCCAAGAAGGGCGCGAAGCCCGAGCCCGAGATAGACAGCGACCAGGACAACGAATAATGGTGCAGCCCGCCATGTTCAACGACAACGGCACCCCGACCCCGGAGGCACAGGCTTCCGGGGCGGTGGCGGCCGCCTGCAGCGCGGAGGCTTACGACAAGGTGGACGAGACCGCGCTCCGCCGCCTGGTGGCGCAGGAAGCCCTGCTCTTCCCTGACGGTTTCATCGCCGACGAGATGGCCGTCCGCCTGCAGATGCTCGGCCACGACGTGGACGCCTTCTCCGTCCGGCCGCGCGTCTCGCAGCTTAAGACCGCCGAGTTCGGCTGCGTCCTGGTGGAGACCGGTCGGCGCCGGGCCAACGCCAAGGGCAATACCTGCGCGGTGCTGGTGCACCGGCAGTTCCAGGAGGCAGCATGAAACGCTCAAAGAGAAACCCGAAATGCAAGGACGAACTGAAGTGCTGGAAGATGCTGGTCCGATATGGCTTCATCGACAAGACCGCCCCGGTAGAGTGTCTCTCCCGCAAGTGCACCAAGAAGCGTCCGGTCCAGGAGGCCGCATGAACTCTAAACACACACCGGGGCCTTGGATGGCCGAAGAGGTAAAGACCAGCATCGGCCGGGCTTTCAGAATCAATGATAAGCCGGGACAAGACTTCGACAACGTGGCGACCATCTACGATAGCCACACGTGGGACAACAAAAAAGGTCCGGTACAGCACGAGGCCAACGCCCGCCTGATAGCGTCCGCCCCGGAGTTACTTGTCGCCCTCGAAGAACTGCTGGCCGCCGCAGAGGAAGATGGCGGAGAGCTGAACGATCCAATAGAAAAAGCAAAGGCCGCCATATCCAAGGCCAAGGGGGTCGCATGAACAACCACTGCAAAGATTGCGTACACTTCAAAAAAAACGAGTGCTTCCGATACCCGCCCACCGTGGCGTCCGAGGTCGTGCGTCGAGAATACACCAACGATGTAGAGGCGGTAACGCGCTACCCCAGCGTTTACGAGGATAGCCCGTCCTGCGGAGAGTTCACCGCCAAGGGGGCCGAATGAAGAAAATTACAAAGTGCCGACTGCACAACAAGCTCTGCCGCCGCTTCCCCTGCCAACACGCCGGCAGCCGGATGTGCCAAAGAAGGAAGGCATGAAACATCCCGAGCGAATCACTACTCTCCGACGCACCTCGGGCAGAAACTTGACTGCCCCAGCCTGGTTAATGATATGGTTTATACTCGCCTTCATGACAGGCTTTTTATTCTACATCACAAAGGAATCATGACTACCACGACGACAACCCAACACGCGCAGGAACAGGAACGGCAGGCGTTAAGCCGCGGCGCCATCGACAGGATCGGCCGCCGCTGGCCCGCCAACGCCAACCTCCCGGCCCTCATGCAACGCTACCCCGCGCTCAACTCCGCCATCGAGTCGACAACCGCCAACCTCGATAAAATATGGATCTCCTGCCGACTCGGCATGGCGACCATGCCGGAGTTCCGCGCCGCCCTCCTCGACTTCGAACGCGCCCACTACAAGGCTATCGAGCAGATCGCCAAGGGCGGCAGGCCATGAAGCCCTGGCGAAAGGTCTACCGCAATATCTTCGAAAACGAGGGCCTCGGGATATTGAAGTCGGAGGCGTTCCAGCTCTTCACCGCCTTCATCGTATACGCGGACGATGAGGGCCGCTGCAAGGCCGGCGCGGCCTACCTGCGCGGAAAGGCCTTCCGGTACCGCGACGACGTAACCGTGGGGCACGTGAAGGCCCTCCGGGACGCGTTAGCGGCCGGTGGCTTCCTGACTTTGTACCGGGTCGATGGCGAGGATTACGCCCTTTTGAAGAACTGGGAGAAGTGGCAGGGCGAGAAAGGCGGCCGGAGCAACCGATTTACGCCCTCCGAACTGCCGAAGCCCCCGAAAAACAAGGATTTCCCCAATGATGGCAGGCCACTGGCAGGCCAATGGCCGACCACTGGCAGGCCACTGGACGGCCTAGAGGAGATAAGAGGAGAGAAGAGGAGAGGAGAGGGGGAGGCTTCTGTTGATATCTTTAAAGATAACAATATCGAAAAGGATAAAAATAAATCTGATGCCGCCCCCGCCCGCCCCGGAGGGGAACCGCCCCCCCCGCTCCCGGTCCCGGTTTCTTCTGCCGCGCCTGCTGGCGCGGGGCCCGCGGAACTCCCGGCCGGTCACTACCCCGAGGCCGATATCCTGGCCGTCGCCGCCGCCTACGTGGAGGCCCGCTGCATCCACCTCGCCGACCAGGCCGCCCGGGACGCGTTCATGAAGCGGCACAAGGTCTACTACGGCGCCAAGGACCTGCTGACCCTCGCGCAGGGCAACGTAGAGCGGGCCGTCACGGCGATAAATCAACTCGCTAAGTACTACGCCGACGAGCAGAAAGAAAACTGGAATCTCAACTGGATAGTCGACGAGGATTATTCGAAGTGGGACAAGGAGAGGAGCGAACATGAAAAAAAGCAAAATGTTTCGGCCGGGCAATAAGACCGGCGAGGAAGGTACGCCGCAGACGTTCGACGACGGCTTCCGCAGGTGCAAGACCTGCTTCTCGAGCCAAGGCATCTACGGACAGCCCGACGTAGGCTCGATGATGATCACGGAGATGGTCCGCCTGCAGCACAAGGACGCGCCGTGCATCGACATAGGCAAAACCATCCGGTGCGTGAGGTGCGGCTACATCGGCGACGTGGTGATGTTCCGGGCGGCGGCCGAGTACGGCATCACCAAGGCCGCGGTGTTTACCCTGCTCCGGGACCACAGGGCGACCGCCACCTTCACACTGAAAGAGCTGCAGGACGGCCGGATAGCGGAGGTGCCCCTTTCCCCGGCCCTGCAGGCCATGCTCAACAAGCCGCGGCCGCAGTGGGGACAGGACTACAACCCGGACGAGCACATCGAGCCCGGCGTACAGACGGAGTTCCCGCTATGACGCTCCTCGTGTACTGCAAGCGGTGCCAGAAGCGGACCGAGTACCTGCACCTCAAGGCGCGGACCTGTATCTGCTCCACGTGCGGCGAGACCAACTACGCCCCGAAGGCGCCGAAGATGAAGGGCAAGCGCGGCCGCCGCGCACTGCTCACCATTGAGCAGGTAGACGAGGTCGTGCGGCTTCGCCTGGCCGGCATCAAGGATAAAGAGATCGCCACGCGCTTCGGCGTAAGCACCGGGACGATCTACAACGCCCGCAAGGCAAGGGAGAAGGACAATGGATAGGCTTCAAAAACTACACGCCTTCTGCACGAAGGGCCCCGGCTACCCGAGCCGCCTCGAAATACAGAAAGAGGTCGAGCGCCTCCTGGCCGAGCCGGTGCAGGAGTTTACGCTCTACCCGGTAGGCTTCGCCTCGCAGGAGAAGTTCAACAAGGCCGTCAACGAGATATGGAACGAGGGCTACCGGGCCGACGTGGTGCTTTCGATAGGGGTGCGGGAACCATGAGCGCACAGAAAATAAACGTCAGCGTGGAGATAGGAACCGACGACCACTACTGCCACAAATGCCGCTGGCTGGAGCAGTGCCCGCCCGGCTGCAGGCTGTTCCACGTGTTCCTCAAACTTTGCCTCGGCGGCGGGCCCCTGCGGTGCCCCGAATGCGAGGCGGCAGAGAAAGCAACAAAGGAGAAAAAATGAAACAAGAGTTCGTTCCCGTTTGGAAGTGGCACACCACCACCAAGTACAACGGCACAGGAGACGTGAAGCCTCTGCCGGTAACGCGAAGCATGATAGACCACACGCTCAACAGCGTCTGGGTGTTGCCGTCGTTCTGGCAACGCCTCTGCTTTTTATTCAGCGGCGAACTCACGCTGCGGATATACGGCACCAGCCAGCCCCCGGTCGCCATCGTGGCCGGAGACATATTCGGGAGGAAACCATGAAGCTCGACAACACCAAGAACGCGAAGATCATCACCAACCCCACGGACAAGGACGGCCTGGTCCTCTGCCCGGCCTGCATGCGCGGCGCCGTCTACCGCGGCGACGACGGCAAGATGTACACCTCGCCCATGCGGCGCTTCACCATCCCCGGAAAGGTCAACGCCCTGATGCACGAGTGCTGCATCTCGAAGATGCTGGCCGAGGCGAGGATACGGAAATGAAAAAACTCAACCTTAAAAAAGTAAAGGATTCGACAATCATCCATCCGGGTGACGTTTTGGTAGTAGAGGTGAATCCAATTTCAACCAATGAACTCACTGCGTTCACAACAGGCCTCGCTCAAAAACTGACCCCTCTCGGTGTTAAATGCATCGTTCTTTCCGGAGCATCGGTAACGGGCGTTATCAGACCCGACGTAATTGTGGAGGTAAAAAAATGAACAACCTCACCTGGAAAACCGAACGCCGCAAGGTGGCCGACCTCATACCCTACGAGCACAACCCGCGCAAGCTCTCCCCGGAACAGGCCCGGCGCCTGACCGAAAGCCTCGAGAAGTTCAACCTCGTGGAGATCCCGGCCGTCAACACGGACGGCGTAATCGTAGCCGGCCACCAGCGGCTGGCCATGATGAAGGCCCTCGGCCGCGGCAACGAGACGGTGGACGTGCGGGTGCCGAACCGCAAGCTCACCACGGCCGAGCTTAAGGAGTACAACCTGCGCTCCAACAAGAACACCGGCGAGTGGGACTTCGAGATACTCGCCGCGCAGTTCCCGGAGGAGATGCTCCGGGATGTAGGCTTCGACATGGCCGATATGCCGGAGGTCAACGTAGAAGCCCACCCCGACCAGGACAAGGTGCCCGCGCTGCGCCAGACTAAAATAAAAGTGGGCGACGCGTTCACGCTGGGCGACCACGTCCTGCTCTGCGGCGACAGCACCAGCCTCGATACCGTTCGCAAGCTCGGGCACTGCGAGATGGCGTTCACCGACCCGCCCTGGAACGTGGCCATCGGCCTCGACAGCAACCCGCGGCACAGGCAACGCAAGGGGCTCATCAACGACAACCTCGGCAAGGACTTCCCCGCCTTCCTGCACAAGGTCTCCGCCGCCCTCGCCGCGGCCGTCCGCAAGGACATCTACGTGGTGATGGGCTGCGCCGAGTGGCCGAACATACACGCCGCCCTCGCCGCGGCCGTCCGCAAGGACATCTACGTGGTGATGGGCTGCGCCGAGTGGCCGAACATACACGCCGCCCTCGCCGCGGCCGGCTTCCACTGGTCCAGCACCATCGTCTGGGTCAAGGACATCTTCGTGCTGGGCCGCAGCAACTACCACCGCCGCTACGAGCCTATCTGGTACGGCTGGCAGAAGAAGTCCTCGTACCGCGCCGACCGGAAGCAGGACGATGTCTGGGAGCACAACCGGCCGACCAGGAGCCCGGAGCACCCGACCATGAAGCCGGTCGAGCTGGTAGAACACGCCATCCTCAACTCGTCCGTCAAAGGCGATACCGTACTGGACCTGTTCGGAGGCTCCGGCACCACGCTGATAGCCTGCGAAAAGACAGGCCGCAAGTGCCGCATGATCGAGCTCGAGCCCGGATACTGCCAGGTGATAGTGGACCGCTGGGAGGAGCTCACCGGCCGCAAAGCGAAGCCACTGCGCCTTGACAAGTAGCCGGGGCGGCCTTATAATATCTGCATGGCAAAGGTAGGACGGAAACTTTTTGACGGGAAAGACTACGATTCCGTTATTTTGAAACTGGAACAGGCTTGGGCGCTGGACTGCTCTGATGTAGAGGCCGCCGCCTACGCCGACATTTCCTCGGCCGCCCTTTGCGAGTTCTTGAAAAAGCACCCGGATATTTCCGAAAGGAAAGCCCGCCTTAAACAGCGGCCCGTCCTGGCGGCCAGGTCCATCGTCGTCAAGAAGATACAGGCGGGCGACGCGAAGCTGGCCATGCAGTACCTCGAGCGGAAGAAGAGCGCCGAGTTCTCCACTATGCAGAAGGTCGCCGGCCCGGACGGCAAGGCCCTGCCCACGAACGTGGTGCAGGTCTACATCCCCCACAACAACAGAGATCCCCTGCCTAAAAAGAAAGAGGCGAAGTAATGCTGGAAATCCGCCCGCAGCCGGGCCCGCAGGAAAACTTCCTACAAAATTCCGCAGACATAGTTATCTACGGCGGAGCGGCCGGCGGCGGCAAGACGTTCTCCCTCCTGCTCGAATCCCTGCGGCACACCGGCAACCCGGAGTTCGGCGCGGTGCTGTTCCGCCGGACCACGCCGCAGATAACGAACGAGGGCGGCATGTGGGATGCCTCGGCCAAGATCTACTCGCCTGTCGGGGCCACGCCCAAGGAGTCCACCCACGAGTGGGTGTTCCCTTCCGGGGCCCGCATCAAGATGGCACACCTCGAGTACGACAAGAACCGCCTCGACTGGCAGGGCTCCGAGGTCCCGCTCTTCGGCTTCGACGAGCTCTCCCACTTCACCTCCCAGCAGTTCTGGTACATGCTCTCGCGCAACCGCTCGACCTGCGGAATCAAGCCGTACATCCGGGCGACCACCAACCCGGACCCCGACAGCTTCGTGGCCGAGCTCATAGCCTGGTGGCTGGACCCCGCGACCGGCTTCGCCATCCCGGAGCGTTCGGGCGTGGTACGCTGGTTCGTGCGCGAGAACGACATCGTGATATGGGGCGACAGCAAGGAGGAGCTGCTCAAGGCGAACCCGACCCGGGAGCCGAAGAGCTTCACGTTCATTCATTCCTCCGTGTTCGACAACCGCATCCTTCTCGAGAAGGACCCCGGCTACCTAGCGAACTTGAAAGCCCTCCCCTACGTGGAGCGGGCCCGCCTGCTCGACGGCAACTGGAAAGTGCGCCCGGCGGCCGGGAACTATTTCAAGAAGGAGTTCTTCGAGGTGGTAGACGCGCTCCCCGCCTACCGGACCTCGGTTCGATATTGGGACCGGGCCGGCAGCGAGAAGAAGGCGGACGGATCGAACAAGCCGGACTGGACCGTGGGCGTGAAGATGGGCATGGACAAGAAGGGCGTGTTCTATGTCGAGGACGTTGTCCGCTTCCAGGGATCGCCGCTGACCGTCGAGAAGGCCGTCCGCAACACGGCCACGCAGGACGGCACCACGGTGCAGATAGGCATCGAGCAGGACCCCGGCCAGGCTGGCAAGGCCGAGGCCGAGTATCAGGTCCGCAACCTCGCTGGCTACCGCGCCACCGTGTTCCCGGTCACAAAAGATAAGACGACCCGGGCCGGTCCTTTCAGCGCACAGGTGGAGATCGGAAACGTGAAGGTGCTGCGGGCCGCCTGGAACAGCGACTACTTCACCGAGCTCGAGAACTTCCCGGAAGGCGATAACGACGACCAGGTGGACGCTTCCTCCGGCGCTTTCATGATGCTGGCGAACAAGCCTCACGGCAACGTGGCCAGCGCGTGGCCTGGTGCGAATCCGGCCCCGGCCAACGACTGGGAATAAGTCCGGGCCTTGACAGGAAATGTTTTTGCCTGCTATACTTTAGCCGTGAAGTCAACCTTGTCCGGAGGATACATGAAAAAACTGTTCGAGCCGTTCCTTTCCCTGATAGTGCTGTTCTTCCTCATCACGCTGTGCAACATCTTCCCCGCTAAAGCCGCAGGCCCTGCCATAGCCGGTCATTACCTCAAGACCGGCGAGGTCCTCGTAGGCGTTACCGGGTCCGCTCCGGTCGCCAACAAACTGACCGGGACCGCCAACCAGATAACCGTCACCACGGCCGCAGAAGGCGGCAACCTGACGTTGTCTTTCCCTGACGACGTGACGGTCGAGAACATCACCGTCACCGGCACCGCCAGCTGGTTAAGCACCGGCACTTACACCGCCAATGACCTCGTCGCCACCTACGGAGTAGCCGCCGCCACCGGCGTGTTCTCCGGGGCCGTGACCGGGGCCAGCTTCGCCGCTACCGGGGCACTGACCGGCGCGACTGTCGCGACCACCGGGGCCGGGACCATCGTAGGCGACTTCAAAGCGGGCGCCGCCAACTACGTCAGCACCATGACCGCCTCGAACGGCAACTGGGCCATCACCGGCAACGTGGTGTCCCTGGCCGCCGTGCAGGGCGCGACCATCACCGGCACGACCTCCGTGGCCGGCGCCAAGGTGAACGCCACCGCTGGTGCGCTGGGCCTGTACTCGCGCTCCGCCGCGCAGATCGTCGCCATCGACCCTGTCGCCGCCGGCGAGATGTACTACTGCTCTGACTGCACCACCGTCGCCGTCTGCGTTTCCACCGGAACCGCGGCCGCTGACTGGGCGCTGATCACCGACAAGACCGCAGCCTGCGAATAAGGAGAACGCCATGAAACTCGAAGAAGCCCTGCTCGAAGTCCTCAAGGACAGCCCGCCTAACGCCGCCATCCGCAAGATGGACCTCGAAAAGGCCGTCGCCCTGATGGCCGGCAAGCCGGAAGAGAAGAAGCCCGAGCCCGAGCAGCCCGTCGCTTAAATGCAGAAACGGCACATGAAGGAAGCGAAAGCCCGCCCCGGTGACTGGATGAAACCAGCCCGGGGCGGCAACGCTCCCGCCGGGCAGGTCATTCCGATGGCGATACCCGACATGGACGCCGTCTACGAATCCCTCGAAAGCCCCGGCGACCTCTCCCTGACCAGTGTTATGAAGTCTGTCGAAAGCGGCAAGGCCGTAATCGACGACGCCACTTTGTTCTGCGGCCGCTTCAATAGCGACGGCCGCCTGCTTCGCGAGTCGAAGCTCGGGGCCAGGCCGTACCGCATGCTCCGCCTGCACAGCCCGCTCGACTACAAGAAGGCCATGCGCGAAAGCAAGGCCGAGTGGGATTCCCTGCCGGAAAAAGAAAAGTCCGCCCGCCGCAAGCGCGAGGCCGCAAGCAAGGTCAAGAAGGCCCTGCGCGAGAACTTCGTCAGCAACTCTGACCTCGGCTCTACCAACGAGCTCGACCCGAATCAGTTCACCGAGTTCACCCCCTATTTCTCTGGGCCGTACTACAAGCAACAGTATTTCGATTACTTCAAAGGCCACGCCCGGGCCTTCCAGCAGTGGACCCACAACCCGGTCGCCAAGCGCATAGTAGACATCCTCATCCAGTACGCGCTCGGCCGCGGCTTCAAGGTTAAGTGCAAGGACCCCGCCAAGCAGAAGAAGTGGGAGGCCTTCCAGCAGAAGAACAAGATCCAGTACAAGATGCGGAAGTTCTGGGGCCGCGAGTACCTGATATACGGCGAGAACTTTATCGACGTTCTGCGCTGGGTGAGCGTGGACCCCTCGACCATCTGGGATATCATCTGCGAGGGCTACGACGAGTACATCGACAACGTGCTGTACTACCACCAGATGTACCAGACGGCCACCCAGATGTACGCCGGCATGAGCGTCAAGGGCGTGGCCGGTTCCAAGGATTCCAAGATAGGCCACTACATCGTCCGCCAGATTCCTTACGACCAGATTATTCACATCAAGACGAACGTCACCAGCGGCGAGAAGCGCGGCCGCAGCGTGTACTACTCGATCCTCGGCTGGCTCAAGCGGCTCGTGGACCTCTACAACGCACAGGTGCTCGGTGAGCAGCTCCGGGCATCGTTCGTCTGGGACGACACCATCCAGGGCGACAGCGCGGACGTATCAGCCCACGCCGCCAAGTACGCCTATATCCCGGTGGCCCCTTCCATTTTCGTGCACAACGAAGCGATCACCCGCAAACCGCTGGCCCCGATGGCCGGTGTCACGGGAGGCGCTGGTGGGGACATCGGACAAGAGATACTTGCTTTAATAGCAACTTCGGTAGGCATACCAAAAGACCATCTCAACGTCACCTCCGCCGGCGGCTCTCGTGCTACCGCCATCGTCGGCTCGGAGCCGTTCACGAAAGTGATAGAGGACCTGCAGGAGGATTTCAGCGACCTGCTCGAGCGCATCATCGAGGAGTTCTGCAAGCAGAGCAAGCTCGAATACATTGCGGACGAGTGGAAGAAGCTGTTCCCCTCCGTTACCAAGGACGCTATCAGCGAGGTGCTTAAGAATATCGCCATGCGCGAGAGCATGGGCTGGATATCGAAGCGCCAGGCGGCGACGCTTGCCGCCTCGGAGTGCGACGACGACGAATACGACTACGACGAGATGGTGAAGGAGCAGGCCAAGGACACCGCCAACGAGGACCCGGCCAACCTTCACAAGCCCAAGCTGCCGCCCGCCGGCCGCTTTGGCGGGCAGGCCGCGTCCAGCGAGGACGAAGGTGGCGACAGCCCCATCCACGGCAAGGGCAAGCAGGACATAAAAAAGCAGCATAAAAATCTTTAACCCAAGGACGTACAATGACCCCGAAGATAAAGATCGAAGGCCCGCTCGAAGCGGGCTCCCTAGTTTACCTGATGCAAGGCGATAAAGCCTTCACCACCCACAAAGAGAAAGCCGCTAAATCCTGGCCTGACCCGGTGGGCCGCTTGGTGCCTTCGCCCAACGCTGGCTGCCACGTTCCGGACCTCACGCTCAAGCTGAACGCCTCCGCCGAAGGCGCCCTCGCCTCCCTCGAATGATCACCCAGCGCAAGGCCCTCGCCCGCATGGAAGAAGAGACGCGCATCGAGATGCGCCGCCTCGAGGACTCCTACAACGACAAGCTTTCCGACATTTGGAAGCGAACACTGAAAAATGTCCGCGTTCGCATACTCGACAACTACCGCCAGGACTTCGGCCGGGACACGTGGGACATCGTAGGAGCCCACAGCCGCGGCACCCTTCGCCGTATCAGCTCGGATGCCGCTGCGGTACTGAACGCCTTCAAGTCCGAAGCCGCGCCGCTCATACGAAGCGCGCTCCAGCACATCCACGAAGAGGAACGCCTTCGGGCCCTGTGGATGATAGACCAGACCACGCCTGAAAGCTTTACTCCGAGGGCTCCGTTCCGCAGCCGAGAGGCGGACAGCCCCCGGGACGCCAAGGCCACGTGGGAGCAGGCGTTCGACACCTGGATGGACACCTACTACACGAACCTCAACAACAACCTGCGCATGGAGGCCCTGCACGAAGGCGACCTCAACGACGCGGCCCAAGAGGCCGACTCCACGAAGATAGACAACTACGACCCCGCTTATAAGTTCCGCTCGATGTTCGCCAGCGAGGCCGTAAAAGCGGAAGCCGATGCCAGGCGCGACGTGTTCGACGAGAACGAGGACGCGGTAGAGGTAGAGGTCTGGGTCACGATGGAGGACGGAGTCGTCTGCCCTATCTGCGAAGAATACGACGGCAAGCCGCTCTCCGAGATAGACGACAACATCCCGGCGCACTACAACTGCCGGTGTTACACGCGCTTCGTGCCCAAGGAGTACTCGGCCATGCTGCAGTCGGGCGACCCGGCCGAGAAGGAGATGGCCCTGCGCATGGACGACGCCGGCCTGGTGCCGGACGCGCTTCCCATCGTGTCGCCCAAGACCGGCCGCCTGATCGGCCGCGCCATCGTCTCTTTCGAGGACTGGAAGTCCAGCCGCGGATACAACATAGCGGGAATAGCGAGGTAAAAATTATGGCGGAAAGAAATGTTGAGACAGCGATAGGCGAGCATTCCGAGAAGGTCCTGCACAAGGCCACCGAGAACATAGACCTGTGCCAGCGGTTCATGGCCCTGGTCTCGCTCTGCGCCCTGGAATGCAACAAGCGCGGCGCCAGCATGAGCGGCGTACAGATCGGAAGCGTACTCATGACCGGCAACCGCATGGTGGCGAAGATCACCTTCTCCAAGCTGGTCGTGCCGAGGATTCCGGAGGTCTACCCGAACTCGTCCACCCTGGTGGAGTTCCTGCACCGGGAGGCCGCGGGCCTGTGGCTGTTCATCCGCAACAACCCCTGCTTCGTGCGCTACCTTGAGCAGGTGGTAGAGAAGATGGACACCTTCTGCAGGGACAAGGGCGGCAAGTTCGAAGAGGTGTCTTTCGTGAACGCCTTCATGGACAACGAGGACAACATCGTGCTCGAAATAGCGAAGGGGGCTTGACTAACATGGCAACGTCTGTTATACTTTTACCAGAAGAAAAGCAGGAAGCCGGAAAAGTGCTCGACACCATAACCCCGGCCATAGCAGAGATCATAAAGCAGAAAGACAGCGGCGAGATAGTGATATACTTCCACGAGGGCAAGTTCAAGAGAGCGAAAAAGACGACGACGGTGTAGGCAGCAGGGGCCTCCGATCAAAAGGACCTCCGAGAGATCGGGGTCCTTTTTTATGTCGAAGAAGAAAGAAAAGTCCACCTGCTGCAGTCACTCGGACAAACGCCGCATCCGCGAAGTTGCCCGGCACGGAGACAAAAAGAGAAATGGCTAAAATACGCGAATCCGCCCGCCTCCTCGAAGCCCTCCCCGATGGCCCCAACGGGGAAAAAATTTTTAAAGTCGTCCTCATCACCGAAGGTCTCGGCAACCGCCGCAACATGAACTACTACGGCCCCGAGGCTATCGCCTCGGCCGCCCGCGTCTACGAGGGCAAGAGCTGCTACATCAACCACCAGTCGCTCGATGAAGAGGAGACGCTCCCCGAGCGCGACGTGCGCGACAAGGCCGGCTACTGGAAGAACCTCTCCGTGGTGGAAGTGGAAGGAATCCCGGGATGCGTGGGCGAACTCCACTGCGACCTGTCCGAGTCCGGCCGCTTCCTGGCCGAGAAGGTTCAGTCGGCCCTCCACTATAAGAAAGAGTTCCCCGATAACGGCCGCGAGTACTGCGGCTTCTCTGTCAACGGCGACGGCGAGGCAGATCGCCGGGAGCAGGAAGTAGACGGCGAGACGGTGGCCGTGAACTACGTCAAAGAATTTACCGATGAAAGCGAGTCGTGCGATTTGGTCACTACCCCCGCAAGGGGCGGAAAGGCCGTATCGGTAATCCGCGAAAGCGCAGACAAAACCCAGGACAAGGAGAACGTAATGAATAACGTAAAGAAGATGCTGGAAGCGGCCTTCACCAAGCTCACCGAGTCGGCCAAGAAGCTGACCGACGAGCAGAAGAAGCCGTTGCTGGAAGCAGGCAAGGCCATCACCGCAGCCATCAAAACGGTAGAGGCCGAAGGCGAGGAGATGTGCGAAGCCGACCAGATGGACGCACTCCTTGCCCGCAAAGAAGGCGAAACCGAAGCCGACCATTCCGCCAGGATGAAGTCGCTCGGCCAGAAGATCGCCGGCATGATCGGCGCCGAAGAGGCCGAACCCGAACAGCCCGGCGACGAAGAGAAGCCCCCGAAGCCGATGGAAGCCCAGCGCCCCGTCAAAATGACGGCCGAGGAACTGGAGAGGAACATGATCGCCGTGAAATTCCTGATGAAGGAATCCGGCCTGCCGGAGGACTGCTACTCCGACACCAAGATCACCGACCTCGCCAAGATGCCTTTCGGCAAAGCCAAGGGCCTGATCGAGAGCGACGCCAAGCTGGCCGCCTCCATCCTGCGCGAATCCGGCTACGAGCCGGTCGCTTCCCTGCGCCGGAGCGCCGCGGAAGTCGGCGGTAAGAAATCCGCCTTTACCGAATCCTTTAAGGAGGCTAATTAATCATGGCGACCTCTTCCCGCGATAACATCGTCAAAGCCGTAGGCTTCGACGTCAAGAAGCTGAACTATCCCCACATCAAGGACGGCACCTTCGACTACAACCAGGGCGACCTGCTGTGGTTCGACGCGTCCGCCAAGATCGTGAAGGCCCTCGACAGCGACGCTCACGCCGCCTACCTGGCGGGCGTGGCCCTGCGCAGCGCGTTCCTCGCGCCGTACACCGCCCAGAACCTTGCGGCGGGCCCCGGCATCCAGAAGAACTACTACAACGACGCCCTCGTGGGCATCGGCTGCATCGCCTCGCTCAAGACGACCGTGGGCGAGACCTACGAGGACGGCACCGCTGTGTACGCAGGCGCGGATGCCCAGACCGTCACCACCGTGGCGGGTTCCCACTCCGTGGGCGTGATCAAGCTGCCCTCCGGCGGCTCGGCAGTCACCGGCGCGGCCGGCATAGAAGTCCCGGTTCTGGTGATTCCCCAGATCCCCGTGCAGTCCCTCTAATTGAGGAAGGAGAAAAAACGACATGACCAAGATGAACCTTAAAGAGACTGCGGCCGGGAAGAACGCGGCCCGCCTCCGCGAGTCCAACTCCCAGAAATGGGGGAAGATGCAGGACCACGTCCTCGAGTCCCTCCGCGGCCAGATAGAGAAAGCCTACGGCGTGGACATCCAGGACGAAGAGGTGTCCAAGCTGATGGACTTCACGGACCCCAACTTCTCGATCAAGAGCTTCCGCGAAAGCGCGTACAAGTTCTTCGGGAAGATCCGCGAAGCCAACGCCGAGGGCGGGCTGTCCCAGCTCCTCCGCGCCGGCATCCAGCTGTCCATCAACAAGGAGTACCAGGCCGTCGAGACCAACTTCGAGGAGATAGTCGGCTATATCCCCTCCAACAAGGCCATCGAGCTGTACGCGCCGCTGTACCGCGCCGGCTTCATGGGCGACGTTGAGGAGGGCGACGAGCCGCCCCGCCTCTCCGCCAAGGGCGCGGACATCCAGATCCGCAACCGCAAGAAGGCCGCGATCTTCGAAGTCACCGAAGAGACGTGGGAGGACGACCAGACCGGCCAGATACAGGAGCAGGCGCAGCAGATAGGCGAGAACGCCAAAATCCTCAAGGATTCCATCTGCTTCGTCCGCTGGCTGGGCAAAGCGGGCACCGACGCGGGCGGCAACGCCATCGCGGCCTCGCAGACCGGCGCCCAGGCCGGCGAGAGCACCTGGCCCTTCAACACCGCCTTCTCCAACGGCGGCGGCAAGAACAGGCTCACCAGCTACGCGGTGTTCAGCTTCAACAACTTAATCGCCCTGCGCCAGCTGGCCCGCCAGATGAAGGACCCCAAGGGCAACAAGATGCTCGTGGCACCGGACACCCTGGTCGGCGGCTCTGCCCTGACCGAGGCGTTCGAGGAACTGCTGACCTCCGACTTCTACGCGGCCACTGCCCCCATAAAGGTGGGCGGCACCGGCGCGGCGACGGACCTCGGCACGAACTACGCCAGGAACATCCTCAAGGGCAAGTACAACCCGGTCAACAGCATCTGGCTGCCGGACAACGCCTACGGCATCTGCCAGGCCGGCAAAGGCTTCCGCCTCCAGCAGAGGAAGCCGCTGCGCGTCATGCAGGAGAACCCCGCCTCCGGGCCCGCGTTCACCTGCTCGGTGTTCCGCTTCAAGATCGACGAGCGGTACGAAGTCGACTGGACGGAGCCCCGGTTCGCCATCCTCGGCAACGACGGCACCGTGACCTCGTAACCGAAGCGGCTGACTGAACAATAAGAGGGGGCCGGTAACCCCGGCCCCCTTTTTTAAAGGACCCCCTATCATGGTAAAAAATCCCCCTCTTTTAACCGGCAACGCCGAGTTCACCGCAACCGGCCAGGTCGTTCTCGTGGAAGGCATAGCGGCCCAGAGCATCCCCACGAAGTACTCCCTGCAGGTGACCGGCGTAGACGCGGCCGGCGCCGCGGCAGTCCCCACAGCGTGGGACGTTCTGCTGCTGGCCAGCCTGGACGGCATCACCTACAACGAAACCTCCAAGATCATCGAGCACGTCAACGGAACCAACGTCAACGGCGACGTTATGTTTTCGCAGGACAAGTTCTACCCCGCCCGCTTCTGGGCCATCAAGTGCAAGGCCCTCACGCTGGGCGCCACGGCCGTAAAGATAAAGGTGGCCGTGCTGGGAGTTAACTAAATGAGCAAGCGAGGAACCCGGCCCGCATCGAGCGGCAAAAGACTGAACGTCACCGCCCCCGAAGAGAATCCCTCTCCCGAATCACAGGAGAGGGATGAGTCCTATAAGGACCGGGCTGACGCGGCCTCGCTAGAACAGAAGCAGGCCGAGGAACGCGCCACCGACAAGATAGGCTCCGTGGTGGAATACGGCCCCTATGTCGTAGACCAGAGCCCCGCCCAGGTATTCGGCGCGGCCGTGATAGAGCACTTCAAGGGCGACGTGTCCCGCATTCCCAAGTGGCTGTTCAAGCGGTGGTATTTCCGGGACAGGATAATCGTGGACACGTTCACCACCAAGCGGGCATACATCGAAGCGGACGTAGAAGCCCGCCGCGCGCTGGCGCACAAGTTCAAGGTGCGGTATGCGGCCCTCGGCCCGAGCATGAGTTATCGGACCGACCTTCCCGAACAGCTCGGGCTATGAGGTTTAAAAATGGCGGCGACGAACTACACAGAGCTGATAGCCCGACTTCGTGTCGAGGCTAATGACACCTCCGAGAGCAACTTCAAGCCCGGAGACACCCCTGTCGGCACCCGGGACGCTTCCAACAAGGTGTTCCGCCTCGCCTACCCCAACCCCGTCTCCGCAAGCCTCCGCCTGACCTACGGCACCACTATCCGCTCCGCCACCGGCTTCACCCTGCTCGATTCCGCCAGCGGCTACGTGCAGCTCACGAACGCCCCGGACTCCGGCGCCACCCAGCCGTTCTTCTTCGACTACTTCTACCAGTGGTTCACCGATGCCGACCTGCAGAAGATGCTGGACGGTGCCACGGAGGACCTTGGCGGCGTGGCCGGCACAGACCTCGAGGCCGGGCTCTACTCCGCGCAGGTGCAGTTCGCCCTGGCCCGCTTCTGGAAGCGCCGGGCATCTACCTACGCCCACCTTTACGCCACGACCGGCGGCAACGCCAGCGCCAGCCCCGAGTCCGTAACCGCGCAGTTCCTTTCGCTGGCTAAGGCCGCCACGAACGAAGGTGTCCGGCTCATGACGGCCTTCTACACCCGGCACGGAAAGCGCAATGCCCCGGCCTCGGGCACCATCACCCACAAGATCAGTCCGTACACCCCTCGGAGGTAATATGGGACTGTTCAAGCTCCGGCTCGAAGTCAACCCGCAGAACTTTGAAAAACTGGACGAGATAAAGGCCCGGCTCAACGACTTCTCCGTGCCCTTCGTCAACATCATCAGCGAGTGGGCGCAGGGCAACATAAAGCGGAAGTTCGCCCGCGGCCTCGGGGCCGAAAGGACCGGCGTAGACCAGGCCCCGGCCCGCTGGGAGCCGGTAAGCGCGGCCTACTATAAGCAGAAGCACGGCCCCATCGTCCGGGGCACCCGGCAGCTCTTTCCGGACTGGCTGATGGTCAAAACCGGGGCCCTGATGAACGCGCTGGGCCGCCGCGGTGGATTCGTGGAGTACGTGGACGCGCACAGGGCGGTATTCGGCACCCCGATGGATGAGGAATCAGCGGCCGCCGCCGCGGGCAACCGGGAGAAGCGGTCGACCATCTTCCTGGA